ACTTGCAAACCATCTGAATAGCCACTGTACACATCATTAAAGTTATTTTGCGGGTTAACGTAAATGCCTCTAGATGGACCGGCTAAGTTGTTAACAATCTCTCTATAGCCACCGATCTTACGTGGCCTGCTTCTTTGAAACCTTACCCATCGGCCATCAGTATAAAACTGTCGATCAAACACAGTACCGTCACGCTGTATTCCTGGCAATGTGTCTAGCGAAAATACTTTTGCTGTCATGTAAATGTGCCCCCACTTACACCGCCAGTAAAGTTGCCTGTGCCTGTAATCTCAAGTCCTGTTGCAGTAAGCGCTAATCTGTTTGTGCCTAGTATGGAAATGTCAAACTGACCTGTACCATTTCGCCAAATACCTGTATTTGTTTCAGCTGCAAAGTTAATCGCAGGTGTGCCTACAGTGCCGTTGATGATGCTTAATGATGTAGCACCTGCTTGTACTGTATTTGCGTTTAGAAAGTTTGTGCCATCACAGATTAGTGTGGCTTGTTGACCTGGCGGTATGGTTGCAGTTGCAGCGCCAACAATGCCAGTTGTAAGTGTAAGCGTGTAGCCATTGTCAACTGTTTGGTTGGACACCACATATAAGTTCACAACAGGCGGATAGGTCACAGTCACATTACTAACCAGTGTGCCTACATACTCCTGAATTAGATTGCCTGCTTCACTTGATGTTAAGGAGTATGCACCTCCTGTGACAGGGTAAGTAAGTACGGTAAATGCAAAAGTTGGACTAACACCGTAGCCTACAGTAATGTATTCAGAACCATTACAAATAATGAATGCCGACTCATCAGGGCTAAATGTCTTGCTTGTTTGCCCGTCAATTAACTGACTACTTGTGGTCGAAATAGTAAATGAGCCTGTGCCATTGTTCTTAAACAATGTAAACCAGTTATTTGCAAGTGATGCAGCCAACGGCAATGTGCCTGTACCAGCGCCACTTGCCCATACTTTTACTTGCGCACGATCGGCAGCTAAGAATGTATAAGGGCTTGTGATTGTCTGTGCTGGGTGGCTTTGGTTTAATGTGGCAGAGATTGCCAATAATCCATAGCCGGCCAATGTAGCAGCATCGGCAGATGATGTGCCTGTGCCAAAACCTAGTACACCCCAAGTGCCTGCGGTTGTGCTATTTGCAGTTAAGTAAAGATACTGAGCATTGCTGGAACTAACAGTGCATATGGTTCCACCAGTGTAATTTTTAACAGTGAAGGTTGAGCCTATACAACGAATCAGTGCATCTTGCCCCACCGACACTTGGTTGGCAGGCGGCATAATTAGACTGTAGCCGGTAGTACCCGCCGTGATGTCCATGATTCTAGCTGCTGGTGATTCAGCAGGTGTTGCGCCAGATGGCCACTCTAACTGTAAGTCGCCTGTAAGTGTATATGAGGCATAGCTGACATCAGTTGGCTGAATAACATCGCCAGTGAACGGAGAAATGTATGAGCCGGTCATGTGTCAAGCACCACAGCTTGTCTATCGCCAATGCGTGAAACATCTTCAGCTTTCAATACTTGCATGATTGCTTGGTATTGTGCTTGCCACATCGGAATGCGATCATCATTCTTAAGGAACGGCATTGCTTGCAAAAGTGATCCGTACAACAATGCTTGTGGCGCATAAATAGTAAACCAGTTAGTTTGGTTGGTGCTATCTAGTGGTTGATTACGCTCATAGTATAAAACTTCAAACGAGTAAGCTGCAGCAGGTGTTGGAGCCACTAACCAATGCGTATAGTCGTAGTCTGCATAGTAAAGTGGCACACTTGTTTGTGTTTGATCTGGCCAATACTCACGTAAGTATTCGTATTTGCGAAGCAAAATCGGCTGCCGTTCACCACTTACAATCACATTCATTGACACTGTTTTGTGCCATCTAGCAGGTTTGTCAATCACAAACTGACCTATTGTCATAGTGCTAGTGTTTACCGTCAAATTGCCAAGAAACTTAATCTCACTGGCAATGACTTGTTCTGCCAGCATGATGAAAAGAGGGATCTTGTCAAGTGTGGCAGTGTCTGTACGTTCCAGATAAGACTGGATATTCTCCGTAAGAGAATCGTATGTCATTACTGATGCAACAGTCATACAGAGCCGTCCTTTATGCTAACACGATTATATAGCTTATGCATACACTCTAGTACCGGCTTTGTCAATAATTAGTGCTTGCCGGCGAGGTGTGCCGTTGGCTACATTAGGGATTGACACATGTGTCCACCGATCAAATTCTCGTATGACTTGGTCGTAACCTACACTCGATGCAATTACGGCTTTCACGACCTCATCTGGTGTCATTCCGGGCACTCTTAGATCGGCCGCACAACCGACTCTGTGCTGGCTTGTGTCTTTACTGCCGACAGCATCATTCACGGCTTTTGACCGAAATGCAGAGTTCACCATAATCGGTTTGCCGCCAAGTACGCTTTTGACTATTTCAAGGAACTCAGCCAGTCTTTTAAGATTTGCAAGCTCTTGTTCATTTGGCGTATTGTCCAGTTCTCTATGGTCTGTATGAGTTAGTTCGTCAAGTGTAAAGTGTGTGGAAAGGTTCATTTCTTACCCTTTATAGCCATAATGTTCTCAATCGTCTTGCCACCGAAGTAAGCTGTCATTACCAGCATACCCCACTGACCGAGCAGATTGACATAAGATTCGTTGACCTGATGACCAAATGCAGACATCAGAGCAAACACGTTGTAGGTTGACAGGAGATACACCAAGGTGGCTGGGCGTATGTTCTTGTTTAGCCAACCATCGGACTGATTGTCTGACTTCCAACGGTCTGTGATGTTATTGTCTTCGTTCTTTTGTGCATCTAGAACCACTTTTGTGAACTCTAGCTCCATTTCAGCCAGCTTCTGAGCTGCTTGCGGATCGCCTGCAATAGCTTTAGCAACAGCATCGACGGAATCAGAAACGCCAAACTTATTAGCCAAAGCGGTAATAGCAGCGCCACCCAGAGGACCAGCGACAGCAGTTGCCAACGTGGGTGCGATACCCTTGAGAAGACCGAGTAGTTCATTCATTTGCTTTCCTTAAGTTCTCGTTTAAGTTTACGCAGCTCTTTCATCTCTTGCTTGAGCTGTGCTCGCATGTATAGAGTTTCCACATACGCCATTGAAGTTACACCAACAATTATGCATATGGCAACCCCTATCAATACCCAGTAGACCAGCTTCGTAGTTGCCACATTAGCCACCCAAAGATTAAAGATATGAACATCACGGCAATTACCCCACTTGTTAATTGAATTAGCTCAATCTCGTCTTGTTCTTTTTTCCACCTAGCCAACCTGGCTCTACGAATCATCTCTGACCTAGCCCACTCCTGTTCACGCTCAATCTTGCCATGCATTACTAGGAACCGGCTGTATAGATCTTTCAGCTCCGGCGGAGCATAGACCATTGCTTCCCTTGTTTGCTCCATCAACTTCTCCATCTGCAACTCAATCAAAGCTCGTTCTATAGCTTTCTTTGACGTATTCTGTGCAGGGTCGTAGTTGGTTTTGCTCGTTTCTTCTAGTTCAAGGTAGTAGTTTGTAATTTCTTGCTGTGTGTCGAAGAGGACACCGAGGTTTGCCCCGATCTCACTGATGAGCTTAAGTTCAAGTTCTTCGTAAGATTGCTGTTGTTTGGTTGTGGTTGTGGCTTTGGCTTTCTTTTGCGCCAAAGGCTTGCTGTCGGTGGTCTTGGCTGGTTTACTAACGAATAGACCAATGAACCAATCAAAAATTCCTTTGATTGCTTTGACGTCCGATATGACGCCTTCAACCGTTTTCTTAGCACCCTCCAGCTCCATGCGTCCTTCGTGGAGCATGTTACAGCCTTGCTTGATAAATCCGACAGCAGCTTGAGCTGCCATGAGGAGAGTGAATGGATCCACATTGTTAGATGCCTAATAGCTTCTTGACAAATTCACCGGCAACACCAGGGCCAAACAGTACTGCAACAATTACTATGTACAAGATGTACTCCATCCGTTGCATACGCTCTTTGCCATTGTCCAAGCGTTCTTGAATCATGCGGTAACGTTCAGCGCAAATGGCTTCATGCACAGCAAATTCCTTTTCAAGCTCATTCATTTGTAATTTCAGGCACTGGCTGTTCCTTAGCTTCTTTTTGAATTGCTTCAATAAGCTGGAACACTTCTTGGTAAGGACGAGTGCCTAAGTATCCCATGATGGAGTTAAGAAGTTGAGTTGAAAGTTGCAGTTTTTCCATGATGTTCTCTTATGATTTCGGATACCTTTCCTTTACAGCCAGGCAGTCGGCTATGTATTTGTCAATCTGCGCTTGGTCACCTTTGGCTATGCCATCCAAATAGTCAGTAAACGGGGGATATTCCGCTTGGCGTTTGGCTATGTAGGCATGAGCGTCAATGTAGGCTTGAACTGTAGCCTCGTCATAGTTGACTTGATTTCCCTCTGCGTCAAAAGCATTGTCATCATAAATAGTAACAACATTAGAATGTGTTTTATAAATTGCATCATGCTTATTCATGCTGATATCTCCATAGCAGTTAGTGTTCTATTTTGAATAGTTACAGTCCCAGCAAGAGCAGTCTCTTTGAAAAAGATTTCATATGTTGTTGCACTTGTTGTTGCTGGTGAATCAAGATAACTTGCACAATTTCCAGTAGATAAATTACCGCCTACTGTTGCTGTGTATGTTCCATTTTCATGTAGGGATGTTGAGTTTCTATAAATTGAAAAAGTAATACCAGTATTTGCGGCTAATGTAGAAACACTACAAGTAAATATAACTAATACTTTGCTAGATGATGATGTTGGTGTTATTGAAATAGATTGACTTGTTGTTACAAAAGATGTGGAACTTGTTGATGCACTACCAGTAGTAGTATTAGAAACAACTTGCAACACAGACCCCGTAGGCAATGTAGCCTTTGGAATGGTTTGTGTTCCTGTAAGTTGACTAGCAACAATACTTTTATTAGTAAGCGTCTGGGTATCAGTTAAACCCACCACAGCACTAGCAGGATTACCTACTCCACCCGCAGGGAAGGTTACGCCACTTGTGCCGTCAATAATTGTTGTCAATTTATACTCCTTCTAGCGCCACGATTCGGGCGGTTAGTGCGTTGATTGTTTCGGCTTGTGTGTCTATCAGGGCTTTAGCCTCTTGTATAGCCGCTGTTAGTGTTGCTACTAGGAATGATGTGTCGATGCCTTGGTAAACTGGTTTGCCATCAGCATCTACTGCGTCTTTTTCTCCTGATACACAATCTGGCTTTACTTCTTGTAACTCATGGGCTAGAAAACCTTCGCAATCAGAACCATCAACTTTCCATTTAAAAGTAACAGGTTTTAATTGAGCAACTTTAGCCAAAGCACCCGTCATAGGTGCAATATTTTCTTTTAATCGGTAATCAGAAGAAGTGTTATAAGCCGTTGAAGAACCATTTAACGTAATGCTTCCTACAACGCCATTAGGATTTCTAAACCAAAAATGTGAACACAAACTTGTAGTGTTTTGATAACTTTCTAATGTTGGATTACTTACATTACCATTGATTGTCAACCATGTACTATCTAAAGAAGAACCATTTATGCTGACTCTACCGCTAGAGTCGATACGCATTTTCTCTGAGCCAACAGTAACATTAGAACCATTTGTGCGAAACACTAAATCTGCATTTGCTCCAGAAACAGACTGTGCCTCCATGCTTACATTACTTTGAGTGCCAGCAGAATTTTTAACGGATGCTATGTAAATAACAGAACGACCATTAGTAGCATCGGTACTTTTTAGTATTTCTGCTAAATCGGCTACAGAGGAACTTTCTACATGAAGTTTTGATGCTGGCGAAGTAGTACCAATCCCCACATTCTGTGAAGTATCAATAGTTACTGCCGTAGTGCCACTATTAGTCTGTAACTGCAATGAACCTGATAGGTCTGCCGTACTTACTAAACCAGCAGTTGTGGATGCGTTAATCGTGCAAGACATTATTGTGTTCCTTCATCTGCTGGCAAAGGCTCGTTGCCTTCTTCCAGCCACTTTAAATAGGCTTGGTCATGTTCTGTGCAAGTCAAACGACAAACATTGTCATCGTCAATGCGAGCAAGTATTTGCACACCATCTGTAGTTTTTTGAAGTAATTTGTAAATCATAGTTCAGCACTCCATGCAAGATAAGCATTTGCATTTAACCCTCTAAGGAAACTTCCTTGACCTGCAGTTACTCCGCTTACATTAAATTGCACATCTGCACTTTCTACGCCCGAACCATCAAATGTTGGAACACCCGTACAAGTTGTTCCACTACCAGCAACAAGAACCCCGTAATCAGATGCTGTGCCAGTTTGTTCAAGTGCAGTTGGGTTTGTTCTCATAGTTACTGCAAATTTAACAACTCCAAGAGTTTGGGTTGTGCTGTAGTTATATGCAGAGCCAAACATTGTCCCGCTATTTGATGCTTTATATTTATAATAATACCTCTGACACAAAGCCAACTCAGTACCATAAGGCCTGTAATCAAACGATGTTGCGGTACTGCCTTTTTCTAGTTGTATGCCAGTCACATACCATGTTGCACCATTAGTACCTACAACAGAACCAGCACCAGTAGGTGAAGTAGCATTAACACTTTGCCATGACCCAGCAGTTATGCTGTTAGCAGAACCAACACCAAGACTAAAAAACAAACCAATACCAACGCCATTTGTTGTTAGCCAAGTGCCAGATGTATCACCTGCAACAGTTATAGATTTTTGTTCCCATGTGTTTGCAGAATTAATGGTATATGTGGCTGTGTAAGAACGAGTATTAGATGCGCCTCTTAAACCAACTCCAAAAGTTCCTGTTAATGAACTACGAACCCAAAAAGACAGCGTTATTGATGTAGCACTTGCTGAACCAAAACTAAAATCAGCAGTATTAAAACCTTCTACAAATTGATGTAGAGCAAAATAATCATTAGTGCCAACAGTATAAGCAGATGATGATGTTACTAATAACGAATTTGAAAACCCAGCGGGTGCAGTTGAACTCTGAATGACTGTGAACTTAGACGCTTGACTTACATCAGCCGCCCACCTATCTAAAAGATATTGTCCGTTTGTAGGAGTAACACTAGCCCCCGCATTACGCTGGTCAATCACCATCGCACCATTGATGATGCGGTTCTTAAAGCCGTAGTAACCAGTATTCGTTCCTGTACCGCCATAAGCCTCTGCAACCGTGCCAGAAGATATAGCACTACCACTTATGCCTGTGCTAGATGCTGTAGTCAACATCGTGCCAGTTGTGGCTGGTAGTGTGACTGTGACTGTTCCCGCTACCGCAGGTGCAGATAGGGTTACTGACCCAGATGTATCGCCATTAACAACAATGCTTGCCATATATATCCTTTACACCACAACCCAGCGTGAACCGCTGGAAACTGTTACTGATTGACCAGATGCCACGCTAACTGGTCCTGCTGACATAGCAGAGTATCCAGCCGCAATTGTGTAGCTTGCAGACACAGTCTGACTATTCACTACAATACCATTTAATGCAACTGGTACTGATGCTTGTAACTCACCTGTACTTGGCTTGTACAGTAGTTTAGCATTTCCTGTGTATAAAGTGGTCGCTGAACCTGATGTTGCATTTGCAAACAGTGGGTAAAGATTTGATGCTGTGCTTGTGTCATTTGACAGACTTGCACCACCCACTGGGTTCCATGCAGGAGATGATCCGCTATAGCCTTCAAACTGATTTGTAGTTGTGTTGTAGCGCAACATGCCAGTCACTGGACTACCAGGCTGTTGACCTGTAGTGC